CATTAAGTTGTTTATCAGCACCACCAATGCAGAAATAGCTACAAGCCATCCACTTAATTCTTGTCTTGAAATCTTTTGATTAACCTTTTCGTGTAACTCATCTATGCGTTTGTTTATATCTTGTTGTCCTTCCAATATTAAAGTAAGCATTTCTTTCTGTGTAAAACCATTACCATTAGGGGAGGTCATCAGCGTTCCATTCGTTATCTAAATCTACTATTGTTTTAAATTCTTTATCTATGTTGTAGTAATTAGCTATTCTTTTAAGATAGAAACTAATATCTTTTAAAAAAAATCCAAATAGAAAGCCAATTATTAAATCCATAAATTGGATTATATCATATTAATTATTCAGGTTTAGGGTTATCTGATTTAACTTTTGCTATGTGGTCTTTCCAAGTAGTAGTACTGTTTACATTATCCCAATACTGCATATCCAGTTGGTCTTGTATTGATGCGTAAGCCATTTGTCTGTCATACTTATAACCATTAGTTTCTTTATCTATTTCATTTGCTCTAATTTCTTCTGCCCAAGCATTAATAGTTTCGTTATATTCTTCTTCTTCAAATACTCTATCTCCACTTTTTAAGGTAGGATAATCATTTTTTAATTCTGTTTTTATTGTTTCTAAATCTCTAGCCATTATTTTTTATATCCCCATATTGCTACTTTACCACTTGAAATATTTCCATTACTTGCGTATATCCTTACACCATCAACTGTTGAATTATTTTTCATTAAAGCATTTAATTCTAAAAAGCCTATAAGACCATCTGACCTTTCATACATAGCAGATGAGTGCCACAGTTTTTCTGTATCGTGTGGAAATAATTCACAAGTAGCGTGCCCCATTTCATTAGAGCTATTACCAGTACCGTGAGTTGCTTCAAAATATCCACCAGAATATTCACTTGCAGAACCACCCATAGAACTGGAACTATTTGTTTCTGCTGCAACAGCAAATCTACGAACTGTTGAACTAGTTAAAACATCAGCACCATCATTTCTCAAACCAACACGAAATGAACCACCATCAACTGCTGAAATCATATCTTTAAACACTAATTTATATCCAAAATATGTATTGCCATCACAGACATCAAAGTCTTTATCAGCATCAGAAGAAAATGTATATTCAGCTAATTTTACTAGACCACCACCTGCTGCTGCTGCTAAAAAGTTATCTTTAATTAAAGCACCATCAATAGTTACACCATTAGCAGAAGTCTTTTCTGATATTGTATCTACTTTTATTTCACTTGCCATAATCTATCCTTTAGGGTACTTGTCTTTTACTGCTTGTCTTGCTGTTTGTAAATCTGTAAGAGTATCGCCACCATCTAGTAATGCGTGTATGCAATCTTGTAATGATGGATATTCTTTAAGTCTTTTATCTGCATAAGTTAATGCTTCTTCCTTTACATCTTCATTATATTTTATAGTTGCCCAAGCGTGAATAGCATCATCAGGTGCATCAGGGTATTGCTCTTTAAAAGCTACTTTATTTTGTTCTATACTATCTGCCATTATCTTTGCACTCCATAAAAATCAAAATGTCCTGTGTTGATATTGCCTGAACTATTATAAAATTTAAAACCATTAACTGCTGATGCACTATCAAAATATACATTTGACACAACTGCATAAGCTGAAGCACCTGACATTTTTGCTACTGTTTCAACTGTAGCAAATGTTGCTACAGATGGACTACTGTTTGTTGTTCCATCTCCTGATGGAAATACTTCTATATTAACTTGAACACCCTCTCTAGTATCAGTTCCATAAGTACCATCTAACATATCAAAAAAATCTGTATCATTATCTTGTCCATAGCCACTATCAGCACTATCCATTCTATAGTATCTTTGTCCTGCACTATATGTTCCACTATTTAAAGAACTACCATTATAAAATGCACCATATAATCTAACATTGTCAGTTACTGGTGTAATCCATCTACCTTTAATAATAAAGCTATGATAATTTGCTGTTGTCCAACCTGTATTTGCAAATAATAAATCTACTGAAGATTGATTACTAGCTGTAACACTATATAATTTATGCAGACCAACGCCACTTGTTAATGCAGCAGTTCCTGTTTCATTAGGAATAGTAATTGTCTTGTCTGAACCTAACGAACCTGCGTTAGTCAATATGGTATAGTTACCACTTCCATCATCTATTTTTATACTACCTGGCATTATGCATCTCCTAATCTAATAAATGAAAATGTTGTTCCATTTTTACCTGAATATCCAAATATTTTAGAACCTGATGCCATACTTGATGTTTGAAATCTTACTTTATGGGTTGATGTATCTGTTACTTCAAAAAATATTTCTACTAAAGCACTACCACCTGCACCTGCATCTCCATCTCCATTTACTGCTGCAAGAGTATAATTAGTATCATCTTCTGTTATTTCTATTTCTATTTGAGTGTATGTATCTGATGCAGATAACATATATGCATTCATCCTAACCCAATAAACACCTGTCTGTGGAAAAGTAAATACACCACTAGATACTGACATAGCTGTGCCTACATCTCCGTGACCAGTTGTTGTACTTGCTCTTTCTAAATTGCTACTAATAGTTCCATCAGTTCCAGTTACATCAGAAGTTAATCTCCATATATCTGCAACAGGAACAGAATTACCACTTGTAATTGAACCATCTTTAATCTTTACACCATCAATGGTTACACCATTTGCACCTGTATATTCATTGATTGTGTTTACTTGTATTTCACTCATAGTATTACCATTGTACCAGCATTTGTTACTGTACCTGTTATTGTAATAGGTCCTGCAAGAACTGTACCCTCTGTTGCAGCTACTGTAAATGTAGCAGATTGTGTTTGATTATGTCTAAACATTCCACCTACTGCTGTTAATGCAATACCACCTTGGTTCCAGTCAGCAGTATCTACATTGTCTAATTCATAATGAATACCTGTAGCTGTTCCTGTATCTGTAAGTGTAAAGTCTGAGTTATCTGCAACGAGTGCGTTAGATGACCCTGCATTATTAGCTACATAATCTATAACTGCTGCTGATGTAGGAAGTGTTGTATCATTATCATTATTGCCTATACCTTCAGATTCAATTACGATTGCTGCAGCTTTAAAATCTGCTACATCTACATTAGATATGCTGTTTCCTGTAGCTTCAACATCAAATGTTTTATTAGTAAAAGTAGTGCTAGATGATGCAGTAACATCTCCTTTAGCATCAAGCTGTGTCTGTATATCAGAAGTAACACCATCTAATCTTTGAAACTCTGCATTACTTACTGAGCCATCTGCAATTTTGGCAGCATCAATAGCAGCAGATGCTTTAATGTTTGCATCTTCTATATTTGTTATTGAGTTTCCAGTAGCATCTGCATCAATAGTTTTATTAGTAAATGTTGTTGTTGATGAAGCAGTTACATCACCTGCATTAGAATCTACATAATCTTTTACTGCAGCAGATGTTGGTAATGTTGTATCGTTATCATTAGAACCAATACCTTCTGATTCTGTAACAACTGCTGCTGCTTTAAAATCTGCAACATCAATGTTAGATATAGAATTACCTGTACCCTCAACATCAAATGTTTTATTAGTAAGAGTGTCAGAACTACTTGCAGTTATGTAAGAACCTGATGCTTGTTTACCATCTAGCTGTGTTTGTATGTCTGATGTTACTCCATCTAACCTTTGAAACTCTGCGTTGCTAACACTTCCATCTGCAATTTTACTTGCATCTATTGCAGCAGCAGATTTGATATTAGCATCTTCTATGTTTGTAATGCTGTTTCCTGTGCCATCTGCATCTATTGTTTTATTGGTAAGTGTGTCTGTAGAACTTTCTGTAACTACTGTGCTGTCTATTGCAATAGTAAGTGTTGTACCTGTTGCAGATGTACCTATACCTGCTCCACCTGTTACTGTTAATGAATCACCATCTAAATCAATGTCTATTGTTCCTGAATCAGATATTAAATCTAAATCCTGTGCAGTTACCTGGGCATCAACATAAGTTTTAATTGCTTTTGCAGAAGCTAATGTAGTATCTGTACCAGCAGTAGATGCTAAATCTGTATCTAAGACACCAGACTTTAAGTTATCTACTTCTATATTAGATACTGTGTTGCTATCTACATCTATAGTTTTGTTTGTTAATGCTTGTGAACCTGATAAAGTTGCTACTGTGCTATCTATTGCAAAGCTAACTTTGGCTGTACTAGCAGTTGTATCTATACCAGTTCCACCTTCTAAATCTAATGTGTCTGAATCTAAATCAATAGCTATTGGTCCACCACTATCCGCTGTTAAATCTAAGTCCTCTGCTGTAAGTTGTGTATCTACATAAGCCTTAACTGATTGTTGTGTCACACCTTTGGTAGCAGAGTTAGAAGCCATATTATCTTCATCTAAAAATAATGTTGTATTAAGTGCAGTACCTGCTTCGTTAATAACTGTATCTACTCTATCGTTTAAATCTTCTATGTGTTGTTGAACTGGTGACATACGAACAACAGAACCTGAAGCATGTGATAATCCTGATGAAGCTGCTGAACCTGTTAAGTATCTATTTCCTACACTACCAACATCTAATGTTTTAGTTCCTGAATTAACACCTGTAACTAAAATAACTTCTCTGTTAGTTGCACTATCAGGGTTAATTATTAAATAACAAGAAGCAGTAAGAGTATTAGAAGCTGAATCTGTTACTGAATTTACAGTTAATGTTGTATCAGATGCACCAATAGTACCTGTTAAGGTTGTCTCAAAAGCATTTAATAACTTAGTTTCTTGTGCTGTCATTCTATCCTAATCTACCTACTCCTAATAGTTCTATTCCTAATCCTACTCCAGATGTTGAAGTTTGTACTACTTTACTACCTCTAAATCTTACTAAACAAAACATTGTTACAGAACCTCTAGGGCTTATCTCCTCAATAGGACTGCTAACATTTTCTATTATACCTCTTAATAATGTATCTGGTCTGAATATCTCTAATTGCACATTCTTACCTTCTTTGTTACGCAGCGCCTGGTACACTAAATCTCCTTGACCGTTTATTTTTAATCGTTTTCTATTCGGTCTTTCTACTTGGTCCGATATGTTTATAGGCATATCTACTACTAAGTCATTAACTAATTGGAAACCCCTAATAGCAAATGACAGAAGTTCTGGTGATTGTGTAACATCATCTGTGTTTAATTCTATTTTTCCTGCAATCCATCTACCATCAACAAGTGTCATAACTTCTTCGTCTCCACCTGTACCAGAAAATATAGATACTTGTTCTGACCAGGTAGCTGCAGTAGGACTATTTATATCTGCAGCAATAGTAGAACTAAATAATCTAACTGAACCAGAACTAACAACATTAGTATTTAATTTAGCTCCAACCCATTGTTTCTTTTCGGATGTAAAAAAATCTGCAAGAGGTGTAATAACATAACCTGTTGATACATAGTTTGTACTTTCTCTATAAAGTCCTCCACCTGATACAGTTGCAAATAATCTATCAGCAAATACTGATATGCTTTGCACTACTCCACTTTCTGCAAATTCTAAATCTCTAGCTATACCACCTGTTGGTAGATAATATCGCCACAGATTTGTCTTACTTGCACTATCAACTATACCTACATAGATACTATCTCTTGTAGATATAATTTTGTATGGTGCTTGATTTAAAGTATTAGAACCACTACCCCATTGTTTAATTAACTGTGCATTTACAAGTACATATAAATTATTAGCATTAGTTATTTCAGCTCTATATAATCTACCAATCTTTCCACTAGCTGTGTTCTGATATGTACCATAAAATATAAAACCTTGTGCTGCATCTATAGCATTAGGTACTTCACCTTCTATAAATGTTTGACCTTTAAGTGTAAGTGATGATGATTCATCAGTAAAAGAATATATATATCCATCTGATGCTGCACCTAATACAACAGCTCCACCATCTGTTAAGTCTGTCCACTCTGTACCAGTAGGTAATGTTTTCATAGTAGTAGGATTGCTGCTATCTGTTACCTGGTATAAATCACCAGCAGTATCACTAGCAACTATTCTGCCTTTCATAGACCATATCTTACTAAATGTTTTGTGACTGTTATGTGTTGTGTAAGTTGATGCACCAGTTCTTTTGTATATAACACCATTTGCAACTATGTATAATTGTGTTCCTAGTACAGCTAAACCTGTTATTGCATTACCAGCACTTGGTGCAGTTTCAGATACAACTGTTATAGATGTTGCAGTAGGTGTGTCTATTCTTTTAAGAACATCACTATCAGCAAAGAATATAGAACCACTCATTTCTTCCATATATAAATTTGTATTTGTAGAACTAGACAACTCTGATGTGTCATGTAATAAAGATACTTTATATTCTTGACCTACTTGTTTACCACTAAATACATCTATGCCTTTACTATCCCAAAATCTTTGAAAATCATTTTCTCCTGCATTCCTTCTATGTGCTTTATCTAAACCACTACCTCCAGCAAAATCTGTCCTGGAAAATATCTGACCAAACTCCTGTTGAAAATCCTCTGGTGTTTCTGATGTCTGTATAGCTTGTGCCTGGAGTGGAGCTGTGTTTATATTAAGCTGCCGTCCTGGACCAACAGCAAATCTAAGAAACAAATCGTCTAGGTTAGCTTCAAATCCTTGTGACTCTGGTGCATTAGTGTTAGCTGGTGAAGGTAATACTGACATTATCCACTATAATTTATATTCATAATTGATACTGGTGCTGGATATAGAGAACGCAAATTACCTCTAGCTTCATCTATCAACAATGACCTAAGTCTAAGTAGTGCATTTCTAAGTCTTTCTCCTGAACCTACTGGATAACTTTCTGCTGCTAATTTCTCTGTAATAAATTCTTGTGTTGAAGCATCTATATCTGTAGCACCTATAATATCTGCTACTGCACCAACCATAACTATTTGGTGGTACTCATCTTGTAACAAACATGCTGTACTTAAATCATCTGTTTCTGCACTAGGCATAACAAATTTTCTTTTAACTACAAGATATACAGTTTTACCATTACTTGTATTGTAAAACTGAACTGCTGCGTTTGTACTTGATGGTGGAAAATCTCTAAGAAGTTCTATACCAGCTGTAGTGTATTGACTACCAGTAGAGTTTTGTACATAAGATGTCATCACTTCTACTGTAGATGCTGGCACTTCTTGATATGTACTGTTGGCAGTTACAGTAGTGTTAGTTACATTATATAAACTTGGATATAATCTAACAATGTTATCTGCTACTGCATCAAAAACAGATTTACGTGGAAACGTAGGGTTTACAAAAATATTATCTTTATCTGAATGTGCAGCTGCAGTTGTTCCTGCATATCCTCTTGCTACTGTTAATGTTCTAGTAGAAGTATTAGCTGCAGTGACTAACATTATCTCCTGGTTTATTTCTATTAAGGCACCAGAACCTAATAAGTTTTCTTCTTCAGATGAAAACAATCCTGATTCATAAGTTACTGAAGTAACTGAACTATTTATGGCTCCATCTAAACGAGAAAACGCAGACAAATCGTCTGGCTTGTTTAAAAAATCTCTATATATTCTATCTACGAGTGTGCTTACTGCTGCCATATATCCTCCATATTACTAGAGGGAGAAGTATTTATCTCCCTCTAATAAATATACTATCTTACTTCGTATTAGGAAGTAGATAGAGATGTAATTTTGCCGTGGAATTGCTCTGGACCGTACTCTAATCCGACCTCTCCATAGATTTGGAACTTATAAGCTGAACCAGTTTGTGCAAGTGGTTCTGCAAAGAAGTGTCCTTTTCCTGGAATGTCTAAGAATACTGGCTTACAAAACGATAAGTCAGCAATAATAATATCTTCAGCAGGAAGGTGTCTATCATAAACAATACCAACTTCTCCGAAGTCAGTTTCTATTGTCATGATGTTAACACCACCAACATTTCTATCTCTAGGAGCGAGTGATAACGCACTTCCATAGATAGATGATAGTTTTTGCTTTTGGAAAGCATTAGCAAAAATTACTGGTGTCTCGAATGGAGCGCCAGCATCTGCCATCTTCTTTAAGCAAGCATCTATTTTTGCTTGGTCAAGAGCAGCATTACCGCCTGCTACTTCGTTAGTAGCGATAGCAGCTAGCATACCTCTTGATTTTCTTGCTGTTGTTACATTAGTGTCTGCAACATAAGCACCTTGTAAGAAAGAGAACTCTATATCTCTAGCTGCTCTCTTCATAGCCATATCTAATTGGAAAGCCAATTCATCTTGAACTGGTTGGTCTCCCAATATAGATTGACCAGCAAGGTTTCCTGTTGCTGCTTGTTTTGTATATGATACGTGAACACCATATTGCATAATCTGAGTCACGTTATATACTTCGCTTCTGCTTCTTTCTGCAAAGGTTGCGTCTGCACCTTCTACTACTACTGTTTGAGCAGCAGCTGCATTGTCAACTGTTTGCCAGGAGAACTGTTTAGAGGTAACTGATTTACCTCCAGTCATCCCACCAATAGCGGAAAGAAACGGTGTATCGTTTGGAGTTACATTAAATAACTCACCTACGTAATTCGGGAGGTCATAAGAGTCTCCCAATCCGCTTACTGCACCCATTTAAATCTCCTTTACTATTTTTCTCGGGTTAAATTTCTTAATTTATTTGCTTTGAGATTAGCGCTAGTTTGCCAATCACCATCTTGCTGCGCTTGTGCAATCTGGTCTTCTAAGCCAACTGGCTCTACTGGAGTTGATGCTTCAATTACAGTGTCAAGATTTTGTTGACTTGTTACAACTCTTGCTTTTTGAGCAGCTTGCGGGTCTTCTTGGGTAGGACTTTCTGAGGTCCAGCCGTAGTTTTCTTCAGCAAATTGCTTTATAGCATCTGATTGTAACTCACCTTTATACAAGTCTTTCAATGCTTTACCTTGTCCAGAGTCTGGGTCAAAACCTGCATCCTGGATAGCTTTACCCATTTGCACAGATTTAAATTCTTTCTCTACACTTTCAAGTTCTTTAATGCGTTCACGCATTGACTTGATAGCATTGTTATCTTGTGTTTCTTCTACTGTATTATCTTCCATATTTTCTTCCATTTTATCTCCTACTCCAAGTGTTGGTATTAACTACATCATCCTTGGGTTAATGATGCGATACGCGACAAATAATAATTAAACAACAATGAGAATTGCCAGCCACTCCAGACTGTTGAGATACTAGACGAATTGTAATACGCAGCTTACACGTCAGCTATAAGCTGGAAGGTGCAGCATCCATTTATATTCGGAGACGTCCGCAATCCGATACTTTAATTATATACTACAAAAACAAAATAGTGGGTTTTTACACCCACTATTTTTACGTACACGAAAGGAAGGTTAAACTAATCTATTGCTAGAGAAGAATCCTTTAATAAATTATAACACAAAAAAAAACATGTAACCTTTTTTTTCTTAGGTAGTCTAATTAATGTAAGCAAAAGAAAGGAAAACAAATGTACGGAGCTTTTGAAACAGAAGAAGAGTACGATGCTTTTGTTAAAAACGGTGATTGGTTTATAGATTCAGAATCACCAGACTATTGGAAACAACTAATAGATAATGCCAAGGAGGGTAAATGAATGTATTTCTAGGCAAACGCTTTGACCAACAAGACGAGGATGGTAATTATGTTTTCGCTATGACTTTGGAAGAAGTACTAGAAGAACCTACTGGTGATAGTGACATTACTGCAGAGGTTCCAAAAGAATACTTTCCTATTTTCTTTGATAGGACTGGTGATGCGTATGCGAGTGTGGAATATATAAAAAAGAATATTCAACACTTAATTTAAAGCAAAGCCCTAACTGTTTGTTTGTTTCCAGTTGGGGTTTTTGCTATTGTTCCTGAAGTCCAGTAACTCTAGCACCTCTTCTTGCATAACCAACTTGTGGTGTAAACATAGATGCTTCTTCTGCTTCTAACCTGCTAATGTTTTCTAACACGTCTGGGTCCTGGAATACAACAGCTTGTGTAAACTCTTCTAATGATAACTCTTCTGCTTCTGTGTCTTGTCTGGTTTGTATATCTCTTAATCTAGGTAAGTCTCTTTGTGCTGCAGTATAAAGCTGCCTTGCTTGTTGTTGAGTAAGACCAGCTGCTCTAAGGTTTTCTGCTTCTGTTCTTGTAATAGCAAAGCCAGCTCTTGATGCTTCTCCACCAATCTGTGCAGCTGTTATCCTGCCTTCAATTATATCTTCTCCTATTGATGGGTCTAATGCTCCCATAAATATAGCTTCTGGAGTTAAATCAACATTGTAATTAGTAGAGAAAAAGTTTTGAACTCCTTGAATATTATCTACAATACCTTCGTAAGCTGCACTAACTCTTTGTTGAAATTCTATTGCAGATACTTTACCTTCTAATAAACCTACAAACCTATCAGCCAACAATACCCTAGATGTTTGTTCTGGTATGCCATACTCTTGAAGTGTACCAATGTAAGATTGTTCTAATGCTTTATAAGTATTTTCATCGTATCTAACTTGACCAGTAGTTTCATTATAATTACCAGGAAACTCTGCTTTGTACACATCTGTCTGTCTAACTGCACGAATAGCAGTAACGGGGTTATTACTTTTTGCCCATTCAGCTGCAAATAAATCAAGTATCTGTGGTGATAACTGTGGATATAATGCTTGTGCTTCTTCTAAGTAAGTTGCCATTATTCGTTAACTCCTAATCTTGTTTCTACAGAACCAGCAGCTCCACCTAATGCTTGTTGCAGCGCTTGTGTTGCTTCTACTGTAACTTGTCCTATGTCTTGTTCTAATCCTTTAGTTCTAAGTAATTCTTGACCAGCTTCATAGTCATTAGTAGCTACCATATCTTGCCACCAACCTTGTGTTTCGTCAGCTTCTTGTCCCCATGTTTGTCTAGTTAACCCTCTCCAAGGTGTAACAATATCATCGTATGTTAATTCTGGATTAGTATATTTAGGAAACAAAGCTAACCTACTTGTCTTTAAACTTTCTATTAATGCTTGTTCGTAATCTGGATTGTTCCTTAACCTACCAGCTTTCTCTGCTATCTCTGTATCTGTTAATCCTCCAAAGACTGGTCCAAGATATTGAGTGTACAGTTTCTGAATCCTATCTTCTTGTTCTGCACTTCTGTTTAATCCACCAAGTCCAGCAGTATTAATGTATTGTGTAAAGTCTGAATCTCTTACACCAGTTCTAAATGGGTCAGCAAACAAAGCTAACTGTTCTGTTGTATATGATTCGGACCAAGAACCAGTAACCCACTTGTTAGCTATCCAGGTAGATAGTGCATCTGGTGCGCCTAACTCCTGGTTACTTTCTGTATCATAACCACCAGATACTCCAGCTGCTTTTAATGCAGATGCTACTTGTATCTTATAATCATTTGCTTTTTGTGTAGCTGTGCCTGGGTCTTTGTAATACTCTCTTAACCAATTACGTTCAGATTCTGTATGTTCATCGTACCAATTAGTACCAAACCATTCAGCTTCTGTAACTTCTCTATTTTCTAATGCAGCTTCTGCTAATAAAGAAACTGAATCTGGGTCTAATATCCAGGGTTTAATAGTTGCTTCAGTAGATATTGTCTCTACAAAAGAAGTAAAAGGATGTAAAGGTACACCGTCTGGACCATTACGTGGAAGGTCTGCACTGTTACCTGCAACTACTCCCATTAAATCTAAATCATCATTACTAAATTTTGCATTAATATAATACTCTTGACCTGGAGTAACAAAGCCAGCTTTAATTGGGTCATTGTATCTTACTTCATAAAACATAAATAAGGTGCTGCCTTCGTATAGTTCACCTGCACCTGGTACTGCATATCTTAAAAAGAGTTGTCCTTCTACATCTACAAGGTCTGCACCATCTGGAATATTATTAAATACATTTTTATTAGGATTAATAACTTGTTCTTGTGGACCACCATCATCACCATCATCACCATCATCACCATTGTCACCATTGTCAGGAATAATTGGAGTTGGGTCACTAGGTGTACCAGGAGTAAATCCCATTTCTTCTACAGTTGTTTGTGGCACATCAAATGATGCTGGCACTCCAAGTTCTACTGCAACTTGTGCCTCTGCTATAACATCTTTAGGGTCTCTACCAGGAGCAAAGTCAAAAGTAATGCCTGTATATACTGGGTCTTTTGCTCCTTTAGAATCTTTAATAACTACTTCTGCTGGTTTATTAGGTGCAAAATCAAAGGTTACATCATTAGGACCAGCAAATTGTTTTACATTTTCTTCAATGTTACTTATTTTTTTTGACTCAATTTGTGCTGATTCGTATAAATCTATTTCAGTAAAACCTTTTGGTGTTTCACTTCTGTATGACTCAAACAATCTATCTGCTATAGATAAAGCAGTATTAATTTCTTCTTGTGTAAATACTGTTGCTCTGCCCTGTGGTTGGTTATATGGCAAACCTAAAGTAGCTCCAGGAGTAGGTTCAGCTCCTACAAAATCTCCTTTTAATTGTTTATTAATATCGTTTTTAGAAATAGCTTCTTTAACAGTACCTGTAGTTTTACCAGATTCTAGTTTTTTTGCTATGTAGTAGAGTGCTAAATCACCTACGTATTTTTCACCTGTATATGCCATTTACTTCTTTCCTTAATTTATTGTACTTCATTTACTACTTATTGTCTGAACTTATACCACGTATTCCTTTAAATACATTTTCATAAAATGGTTTTGTTAACTTATATGTAATAGAATATTTATCATCTATTTGTCCAAAGTTGTCAAAGAAATCAACATCTTTATCAATAGCTTTAGTAGCAGCACTGGTTACATCTGCAACAAGAACTAATGTTTCATAGAATGCTAAAGCTGCTGCAGCTGGTCCAGTAAGACTAGCGGCACCATACTTAGTTCCAATCTTTGCTAATCCTTTTTCAATAACTTCTTGACCTACATCTAACTTACTTAATCCTTTAAATAATTTTGTAGCAAATTTAGGATTTGTTTTTACTGCATTGTCTGCAACTTTAAGAGCTTCTGGTGTATGATTTTTTACAAATGTTTGACGCACTTGTTGTACTATAGGTTTCTTTAATTCTTTTTTAACTTCTGGTTCTTCTATTGTAAGTCTAAAATTTTGACGGTCTAATGGTTTATCAGTTACAGCATCTATAAACTTTGTTAAATCTTCATCTGTAGTTTTAGGACCTTTCCATATATTTAATTTTTTATCAGTATTAACTAAATTTAAAACTGTTAAAGGTACTAATCCTTTTTTTCTATCGCTATACACAAATAAATCTATGTTTAAATCATTTACAATTTTTTCTATATTTGCAGCAGGTGTCATGTGGTATCTACCAACTTTGTTAAATGATACGTCTGGTGCTTTTAGTAATGTAGAATCATCTGCAAACTCTAAAGGTGTTTGTCTTAAAATATTTTCTGGTAAAACTTTAGCTTCATATCCACTATCAAAACTTTTATTAAGGTAATTACCTATAGGTAAATCCCAATTATCTGTTTGAAACAGTTCTCTCATAACTATATTGTCTGCAGTTTTAATATCTTCTGGTATAACATCACTTATTCTGCGAATGTAATCAGATGCAGCAAATATTGCTCTTTCTTCTTTTTCTATAATTTTTGGATTTATTCTCCAATAAAAATCTGCATCTCTTTTTAAATATGAGTTATATCTAGTATTTATAAAATCTTTAAGGTTATCTTGCATTAACTCTAAAGAACTTATATCTATAGTTCTATTTCTAGTAACTGGTATATCTTGTAATTCATCAAGAGGTCTAAATCTTACATCTAAATCTTTAGCTAATTTGTCTAATTGTTTAACTTCTTTGTTAGTTAAATTAGTTAGTCTTTGTAAAATTTCACTATATACAGCAGTTTCTACAACAACACCTCTTGTTATTGTTCCTACTTTTGCCCATGTCATGTGTCCTATAAGAGTTCTACCTATATCAAATACTTCTTGTTGCGCTCCAACTATATTAGAAAATTTACCATCTTGTAATTGTTTAGCAATATCTAAAGGTGTTGCATTAGGTTGATTAGATAACTTTTTTAAATTACCTATTGCTTGGTCTATCGTAAATGATATACCTCCACTAGCTTGTTCAAACAAACTCAACCCATGTGCATCTACACCAGAGTCAGCTATTTTATTTACCGTTCCAGATATTCCTTCTTCTAATTCTATTAAATCTTTTAATACTTTACCTATATTTTTTTCTGCATCTAAAGGGTTTTTTTGTACAAACGCATCTGTTAAAAAATCTTCTGTTCTTTCTGCTGTATCAAAATGTGTTCTGCCTAAAATTCCAAGACCATCTAGTAAATCATCTATAATTTTTTTATCAAATACTTTAGGGTCTTCTCCTAAAAATTTAATTAAGTTGTCATAATTTGTTAATAATTTTTTTAAGTCTTTTATTTCATATTTGTTACTGTATATTATTCCTGGGTCATAATTACGTAAGTAATTTATAGACCTTCTTGATACATCTAAAGGAGCTGCTACTGCAGTTGTTGTTGCACCAAGTTCAACAAGTTCTTCTTGTTCCATGGTTATTTTTTACCAGTAAATATCTTTTTATATCTATTTCTTTTTGATGCGTGGTTAAGAAAATATAATCTTTTTTGTTCTACGTTAGACATTTGTTCTATAGGTTTCATTCTATAGCATCCAGTACATCTTGCATTGTTATATCATCTTCTCTGTTAATACCTGTTCTAACTTGTGCTACATTTTCACTTCCTGCTGCATCTGGTACTTGTGCTTCAAACTCTAGGTTTCTAGGCACTAAAGAAGATATCAATTGAGCAGCATATTTTTGTATTGGGTCAGTAGTAGGTGTCATTCCATCATCTTGTGTTTGCATAATAGGTTCTATGCTTTGTTGTTCTGATTGACTTATATAACTATCTACTGTTTCATTTGATGCAGATTCTAAATTATTAGAATATTTTTCCATAACACTTGTTACATAATCTCCTACAGCTGGACCAAAACTTTCTAAGTTTCCTATGCCACTTACTGATTCAATACCTAAACCTTTTGCTTTGTTAGCGGCACCTGGTCCTGCATACCAAGCAACTGCTACTAAATCCCAACTTCCATATTTATTAAAATATTCTGTAAACTTATATGCAGCAACTATGTCTTGCATTTCTGGTATTCGCCAATCTGCACCTTTATAACCAGCTTGTTCTGCCCACTTATCCCAGTTAACATCTAGTATTCCATAAGCACCTAATGCTTGTACTTGCATTGGCTGCCCATCGTAACCTAACATTGTTGTAGGTTCATGCTTTAGTAAATAATTACCACCTGCATTTTCTTGTTCTTTTATAGATTCCATAAATGCTACTAATTCTTGACTCATGTTATTGTGGTCTTCCTGTCCTAGCGGAGATGCTATTAAGAATAGCAGTCCTAGTATTACGTCCCGAATAATTTTCTCCTAACCTAGCTTTCTCGTTTTCAATCAACCCATCAAATTTTTGTCTCATTCTACTTTGTGGGTCTATTTGTGAAAGTCCTTCTTCATCTATTGTTTGTTGTACATTTTCTGCAGCATAGTTTCCATATTCACCTGCCATTAAATCATCACCAGTAAATGTAGCTGGTTCTTGTGCAACATCTGTAAGTTCTTGACTTTGTTTAAATGCTGCTTCTGATTGTTTGTACAACTCATTAGATAATAATTTAAGTTCGTATGCACTAGGTTCTCTATTTAATTCTCTTGCATATAGTGATTTAACTTGTTGTGCATTTGTTGCTGGGTCTGGTGGTAAAAATACATCGTCATCTGGAATTGTAGGTACTGGATTAGCTACGTATTCTTCTAATACATTTCTCCATGCAGCACCTGTTTGTTTTTCATATTCAGTAACACCACCCATGTTTGCTCTTCTTAATACTCTGCTAAATGCAGATTGTGTAGGTGCGTCCCATTCTCCTGGAATAAACCCGTCACCAATAGTAAGCAACTTAGCATTAACTAAATCTGCTTGTATTCCTGCTATCTCTTCTACTTCTAATCCAGCAAATAAATTAACTAAATCATTTTGTGTATAAAAATCTGTTGCACTTTCTCTAGGTGGTAAATAATTAGCTGGTACTCCAATGATTGCATCTTGGTTTCCAAATAAACCAGTTTGTTCTCCAGCTGCAAACAAAGCCGCACTATCTGCATTAACGTCTAATAAATCTTTACCAGATATTGCTGTTTCTATTACGTATTCTGGAATACCTGCAGCTAACAAATATTTAGATGCCTCATCTATTGTGTTAGATGATAGTATGTTTATTCTATCATCTGATGTAATACCTATTTTATTTTGACCAGCAGTAGCACCTTCGTTAATACTAACTATCATTTGTTCTACTCTGCTAAAAAAATCATCAACTGTCATATAATCCTCTTATTAATTCTATATCTTGTTCCGCAGCTTGTAACTCTCTTTCAAATATTTCTTTTGCTAAAGATGCAAACTCTGGGTTCGTTACCAGTATAGCTTTCATTTTGTCTCTTAACGCATTTCTATAAGGTGCTAATTTATTTGCACTTCTAAAAGAAGTATCTCTATATCCTAAGTTTTTAGTATCAGCTATAACTCTATCTCTAAATTTTAAATATTCTTTTAAACCTATTGCTGCTGAATTGTTAGCAATACTTGGTTCTAAAACATAAGTTACTGGATTAATCCAAGTATATAATTCATCTATTAAATCATCTATCTCTGGTTTAGTAGGTGAATAATCTATGCTTCTACCATACCCTGGGTACTTCATAGCTATTTCTGCTTTTTTATTTAGTTTTGCTTGTGAAGCTACTTTGTCATTTCTTGTTAACAAACCATTAGTTTTTATAAAGTTTTCATATTCTATATTTCCTAACAATATATTTTTAGCTTGTACCCATTGTTCTGGAGACCTAGGAACTCTATCACCACTTATTAGCTGGCTGTAATACTGTTCATATAAAAACTCTGAATCAGTTTCATCAATTAAAAATGCGTAAGTTAAATCAAACTTATCTACAAGTTCAGGATTGTTTCTTTCCCATGTAGCACCATCTGCAGTAACTGGTCTTTTCTTAACTGTTGATGTTCTACTTGTTGCAATAGTAACTGGGTCAAAACCAAATCTCTCTGTAAATACTTTTACTGCAGTAGAACTATCTGGTGTTGCATTAGATATATTTCTGTATTCCTCTGCAAGAGTTTCAAATAAATAAAATTGTCCAGTGTTATCTGATATTGCATACTTAGGACTTACCGCACCAGATGGACCTAATGCTTGTGAGATAGAACGAATAATAAATATTTTTCTAGCATAATCAGCTGCTAACTCAATACCATCACTAGCACCTTGTGGGTTACTATCATCTATTTGTCCTGCATAAACTAATGCTTTATAGACATCAATAGTTGTATTAGAGAATGCTCTTTTAGCTTGACCGTTAGCAGTACCTACATTAAATGCAGTACGAAGTTTTTTAAACCAAGAAGGTTCTGGTACTAATGATTGAATAAATTGTCCAGGGTCAGCAACACTTGGCGGTGCAAAACCACCAAATATAATTTCTTCTTCAAATTTACCTGGTCTTAAAAATTCAAACTTAGCATTTAATATTGCTGCTGGAACAGTTATTGTTGGACCAAAGCCTGGTATAAAACTACCAGCTATATTTAAAGAACTAGCAAATACTGGTAAATTAACTTTTACTCCGTTTTCTTCTAAGTCTTTAAACATATACTTTTTTATTAAACCTTCACCTGGATAACCGAATAGTTCTTCTCCAGTGTTAGGGTCTTTATAAAAAAATCCTTGTTGCCCTTCTTCATCAAATATTGGATTAGGTTCTCTTGCTGCATCAACTGTTTGTTGTAACCTTCTAATAGGTCTTCCAAATTCATTTTTAACTAATCTACTCCAGGTAGTAAAGATTTCTAAGTATGCTTCACCGAAAGGAAAGATAGCTCTTGTTGCATTTCCTAATCTGGTTTTAGTTGATACATCGTATAATAGTTTTTTAGTTTCAGTTAAAGCATGTGCAGATGATATTTTATCTACTATCTCTATATCGCTAACTCCATTTTTAACACCTTTATAACCTTCTAATTTTTTTAATATCTTTTTTTCTTTTCCAGTACCTGTAGCAAGACCAGCTTCTCTAGCTTGTTTTAATACTTTGTTTAAAGTTTTTTCATCTAAGTGTTGTGCAAAGTCTCCTACTTTTTCCCAATAATGTTTTTTAAATGTTGGCGCTCTTGACATTGTTTTAGTAGGTACAGTCATAAACATATCAAACATAGTATCTACTAAGTCATCTAAGTTTCTTGTTTGTTTAGATATAGAATTTTTTAATTCACCTCTTGCTGATTCTGGTAATACTTTTTTATATTTCTTAACAAAATCTTTACGCAACTTATCTTGATTTTTTCTAAGTTGTGTAGTTATAGATGTATATTCTTCTGCAGATAAATCACCAGCCCAATATTTTTTAAGGTCAACATTTTCTAAACCTACAAGTTCTTGTGCAGACATATCTTCATTTGCTAATGCTTTTAATAAATCTTCATTACCATTTTCATCTATCCACTCTCTTGCAGCTTTAGGAGTTTTATCTATATCGTCTAATACTGTTACAACTTTACCTCCAGTTGTTTGTGCTACACCTGCATTAACATAATGTACAAACTCTTCTGCTTTTGCTTGACCTAATTTACTAGAGTTACCAGCACCTTTAAAAGCATGACCATCAGCACCAGATACTTTTCTTATGTGCTTATTTAATTGTGTTCCAGTAGTTTGTGCTTCTTTTATAACTTCATCCAACATCTTTATTCTTTTTGCTGGGTTTTGTTCTAGCTGGACTATAGCAAGTCTTCTTGATAACGGGTCAAACTTATGTTGCATAAAGTTTCTAAATGTTGCTTCTCCCCATGCTCTAACATTTTCTGACCTGGTTACAGTAGTAAACTCTCCATTACCTCCCCAACCTCTACGTACAGAACTTGCAGTACCAGCACCGTTTTGTACAGTTTCTAAAAATTGTGCGTTATCTTCAAAGGTTCCCATTAATGTTTTAGCAGATTCTTTTTCTTTACCTAATACTCTTGCAATCATTCCAGCGGGATGAGTAATAACATTTGTTACACCAGAAGCCATCATTCTTAATTGTTCTTCTGCAATAACACGAACTGTCCATGCTGGTCTTAACAATACAAGTGGTTTAAATAATGAACCATAATACCAGTCCATAAACCTTGTAACACTTTCAGCGCTTCCACTTGTAGCTATTTTTGAACCTATAGCACCAAATTTTTTGTCTAATGTTTTTGCAGCTCTAATAACTTGTGTAGCATTTGGTAAATATATTTCATCAGCTAATTGTGCTGCTGTAAGTGGGTCAACTAATTCGTCTATGTTATCTAGCTTTCCACCACTTAATTGTTTTAATACTGGAGTTATCGGTAAGTTTTCACCAGATGTATTAATAGCAAAACTTTTAACTATACCTTTTTGTTTTTGTGCATCACCTATAAACTTTGCCTGGACTTCTAAACCTTTATCAACTAAGTCTTCTTGAAATTTTGTTAACTTAGCTCTACCTCCTAATGCTTTTACAACTTGTGGTTTAAAATCTTTTGTAATAAAATTACTAACTAACTTTGCAACTTCAGTAGGTGAATCATCGTCTTTAAGTGCCTTAATAGCACCAGTCATAAATCTATTTATTTTTTGTGCTGCTTTATCTTTTTCCATTCCAGTTGTAGCTAAACGTATAAATCTATTTAGTTTTACTATTGAATCATCTGTATTTTCTGTAATTACTCTAGTACCGTATGTTCTCTCTAACATACCAGTCATTCTGTTACCTTTATGTTTTACTGTAGGTACATTATTTTTTGTTGCTTTAACTAGCAAACCATCATTTAACAAATCATCAAAAGAATCACTTATCTCATCGTATGACTTACCTTTGTTTTTTCTTTTAAATTTTTCTAGTTCATCATAAAATTGAAAATCATCAATGTTATTTTTAGATGTTGCAATTATGTCTGATGTAGAATTTTCATACATAAATTTTTTAAATGTTATACCTGCTTTACCAGCTAAAAATTCTTTTGTTGTAGGACCAAATATAGATTTTCTTGCACCTTGTAACAATCCAGTGCTTTCAAAAATTTTACCTGCTTTACTTAGATTTTCTAACTCTGTGAATGTAGATGATAGTTTACGTGTTTTTGCAACTCCAAACCCTAACATACCTATTGGGTCTGCAACTATATTTGCAACTATATCAATAGCACCAGTTATATAATTGTATGCTTTTGTCCCTGGTTCTATTATTTCATCTACTGGTTTAAATAAATATCTACCAATAGTAACTGTTGGGTCTAATCCAGCATCTCTAAACTTATCTGCTCTCTCACCAACAAACTGTATTTGATTAGCTTTTTTCTTTTGTTCTTCATAAATGTTTACACCTAAAACATTATCTCTAACCCATTCTCTTGCTTCTAGTGGGTCCATTCCAGACTGTAATAAATTTTTATATTCATCTGTTTGTGTTGGGTCAGTGCTACCTAAAAACCATCCTTGACCTAAATCAATATCTTTACCAGCAGCTTTAGCTGAATCTATCTCACCTAGTAACGTAGCTTTACTTTTATTTCTAGCTTCGTCATGTGACATTCCTTGTTGCCTACCTTCTAAGTATCTAACTCCTCTAGGTGCTGCCATCTCCCACAAGTTTTGAAATCCTATAAATGCTCCACGTACTGACCTTCTTGTTGCATCTTTTAATTTATCAAAACCGTTTTCTTCTTTTAGTAATGATTCTTTCATAACTATTTGCTTTAGCCTTGGGTCATCTTGTGATATTCCTAATTTAACTGCACCAACTAAAGAACCTTTGCTTATAGTTGGATATTTATTAATAATTGCTGATGCTCTTTTTGCATCTTCTGGTTTTATAGTTGTAGGTGCTACTGCTTGGTTAATTGCTTTTTTTGTAGCAGAGTCATCTTGGAACGATGCCGCATCAAATATACTGTACGACATACTAACCCTTTAATAGTTTTGCTAAGAGTGGGTCACCTGTAATATCAAAAAATTGTTGTATTAATGACTCTGTAGATTCCATAGCTTCTGGCGCTCCAACTCCTGGACCAAAAGGTAATCCGTCTTCTACTGGTCTTAATGGTTGGTCAGTTTCAGCAAACACACTACGTTGTGGTGCAACTGGTGCTGCAGCAACTGGAGATGCTTCACCTAAATTTAGATTTTGTACTTCACTGTTTAATTCTTTAAGAGGTTCTTTTTCACCATAAGTCATTCTTGTTTGGTCAATGTAATTATTAGATGCTGGTTTTACCGCAGCATTTCTTTTAGTAATTCGGGTTGCCATCTATATCTTCCTCATCTAAATGTATTATTTCAGTTATAGTAAATCTTGATATTATTCTAGGAAACTTATTAAATTGTTGTTTTTTTATAAAGTCTTCCATAATGATGTCATCACCATCTTCGTCTAATTCCCATAAACTATTGTGAACTATGTCTTCAAATATTTCGTGCATTATGCACCACCCATCATACCTAGTGCTTGTTGTATAGAAGGTGCGGGACCAGTGGTGGCTGGACCCATACCTTCAATCATAGCTGCTTCTTGTTCGGGTATCTCTGGTTCTTGAGCAGTAAAAAATTTATCTAGTATTTCTTGTATCTCACCAGGGTTTTTTCTTATCTGAACTACAGCCATAATTGCTTTTTCGTCACCTTGACTTGCTTGTGCCATAAGAGTATCTTGTAAAACTTTATCCATTTTTTCTTTTGTTATTCTTTCATTTACTCTTACTAGGTTATCTAAACCATCTAAGTTTTCTTGTAGTGTTTGTGTATCTATAACACCAGAACTAAGCAGCTGCAACCCTGTTACTATTTTTTGTGGTTCATCGTAGCCAGCCATAGCGCCATAGACTCTTCTAGTCTTATAAGAATTTTGTATATCTTTTGTTGGTTCGTAAGATTCAGAAAAGAATTTATTATCTTTATAACCAGACAACTCTTTATTTCTACCACCATACATTTTTGTGTCCCACTCTAATCTTTTAGCATCTGTTTGTTCTATAGCATCAGCTAAGATTGTGTGATACTCTCTAATCATAAGTGACATAGATGCACCTAACTCTTCTAATCCTCTACCAGTAGCAAAACTAACTGGTGATTGTGAATCATCTTGTGAAGGATAAGAGGCACCTACTCTAAGTTGTCTTTCTATTCTGTCTATCTGTTGAAATATTTGATAAGGAATGTTAGATGCTGGTTTAGATATTTGACTTCCTGGAGAAAAATAATTAACTGCAAATCTACCTTTTTTATATTGACCAGATTCTAACTCTCCAGTTATGTTTGTTTCTGTAAAGACTGCATCTTCCATCGCAATAATTGACATAACATTAATTTTTGCCATAGAAGCCATAAGCCCTATGATTTGGTCATACTGTCCTTGTAGTTGGTCAAAAGAAAATTTCTTAGCAACTACAAATGCTGGTCCACTAGATAACGGATTAGCTATAAAATCTAAAACTGTACCAGAAGATAAATGAAAAATGTATGTGCCTTCTTCATTGTAATATTCTGATATTAAATCTCCTTGTCCATTGGAGTTAGCCCATGAACCATTATATCCATCTGTATAAGCAGAAGCATAACCACTAGCTATTGTGGCACCTTTAGTATAATTTTTTTGTATAACTTCTTTATACTGTGGATATACTTTAGTTAAATCTGATTTAGGAACTCTTCTAACTATAGACATTTCTTTTGGTTGTTGGTCTGCACCAAAGTAACCTGGAAAACAATTATAAGGGTCACGTAATTCTGCACAAGGATAAGGAGTTCCATCAGCTCCCATTTTTTCTCTAATTACCCATACAGCAAAACCATAACCAGGTAACCATCTACCTACTTGTGGCATTTGTAAATCTAATCTTTGGTTTTCGTCATAGGCAGTTACTATCCTAGATATTTTCTCTGCTCTTTTTCTTGCACGTTCTGAATCTTTATTGTTAGGTACATCTACTTTTAAGTTAGGTATTCTTCCTATTTTTTGTGCTAAGTGTTCTAATCCAGATGCCATTAAGTTAGGCATAGGAACTTGCCAGTCTTGCATACCTTTCATTTGGTCACCAAGTAATGCAAGTATTCCACTAGGTCCACCGTTCATAATAGAACGAATACGTCCACGTTGTGAATACGCATCCTGGTTTACATAATGTAATTGGGTTATCTTGTCATGTAATTCTGATTGATTCATAATTTTACCACGGTGCTACATTCATACTGCTTACATCTACGTTTCCGTAACTAGGTGTATATTCATACCCCATGTCTGCAATAAACTCTTTTTGCAATCTCCTTACTATCTTTATTGGAAACCAACTTGCCATAACTATGTCCGACTTATATCCCCTGCTACTTGCTTTATTAGCAGCATTTGAAAAATACAAAAGCTGCCTACGATATATATTACTCTTATTTTGTGAATCTGCACTACCATAAGGCAAATTTACTAATCCTTTATCAAATAGCTCACTCATTGAACCTACACCAAAGTATGGGTCAAATTTATTTTTCTGTGTCTGATGTCCTTCTAAATGTATTCCTTTAGCAGCAGTCCACTCTTTTAATTCTCTATCTTGTCTAATAGCACGTTGAAATCCATTCTCTTCTATTATCCAATGAGAACATTGATACTTTTTATACCATTCTTTTATAGTTTTAAATGCCTGGGGTATTCCTCCACCTTTAGTATTTTCTATATCTACCATGTATAACTTGCCTTCTTCTACATGATAAGCCCACAAGAATGCAGCCTGGTAACCAGTTGCAGCTGGGTCTAGTCCAGCTATTAACCTAGTGCCAGCTGGTAAATGTCCTATAATTCTTGAATCATCTCTAGCTGCATCTAATGATTCTACTTTAAACATTTGTAGCCCTTCTGAAAATGGTCTATTAAGATACACCATTTCAAATATTGCTAGACCACCAGTTGTTTGTGCATTTCTCCTTTGTGCCATGAGCCACTTGTAACTTCTTTTGCTTGACCATAACATGTGTTTCTTATGGTCTTTAGGTTCTCCAGATTCAATAGGAATATCTAAACTATGTGCTGATTCTATAATCTTGTGCCATTCGTCATTATCAATTAATGAATTATATAAATCATCTGGGTGCTGCCTGGAACCAATAACAACTATTGCTGTATGTTCCTCTTTACGTGATGACAAAGTTGTAGTCCACCATCTCTTTGTTTGTTCACGTGAACTAGGTTGAATTGTTGTACCGTGGTCCTCAATGTCATCTGCAATAATTAAGTCACAGTCACGTGATAGAATCTTACCACCCTTACCTACAGCTACCATAGTAGGTGATTTAATACCTGTAACTGTTCTAGTCTTCACTGTAAACTGACCAGAACTCCATGTCTTACCAGTTCTGCTTTTAGGTTTAAATGTTTCTCCTGGTCCACAGAAATCTTCTATTAGTTTTTCGTTGTTCTCTAAATGGTCTAATACTGAACCTACTGCATTCTTTGCAATATCTTCATTACCACCTACCCACATAATTCTTATGTTTGGGTTTTTACATACTTGCCATACTGCAAAGTGTGTAAGTAAATCTGTTTTACCATGCCTAGGTGGTGACAGTATCATAAGCTGAGAACCATTTTTAATAGATTTTAAAATGTTTTTAATCCAGTTTTTATGAAACTTAGCAGTCTCATACGGTTTACCCATCTCTGTTAAAAAGTACCTATCTCTAAATTTTTCAAATGATGTTAATGACTCTTTAGCTTCTTCTGGTATATCCCAACCTTCTCTAGCTTCTGCTACTGCTTTATCTTCTTTATATGCAAGTAACATTCTAGTTACTACACTTTGGTCAACCCCTATATCTTCTGATACAAATTTTTGTGTAAATAAACCTTCTAGTAATTCCTCTGCATAGTTCTCTACAAAATATAAATAATGTTCACCACGACTAGCTCTATTGTTTGGAGTTGTTGCTAGTACTTTATCTTCTTTTTTCTTTAGGTTTCTAGCACGTGCATTAGCAGCTTTAGTGCATTGTAACTTACAATACTTTTGTCTTCCATGTGCCTGTTTAAACTTATCTCCACAGTGCGGGCATGCAACTGTTTTAAGATTTGCCATTACTTCTTTTTTTTCTTTTTAGGAAATCCAGCTTTCATGTTTGCATAAGCCTTAGGACTAATTGTAGAATTTTTCTTTGACCTACTTGTCCCAGCTTTTTTTCTTTTATTTATATTATGATATAAACCTTTTTTAGCTGCCATTCTTCCTCCTTACCACGCTTTGCAAGACCAATATCTTGCTGTTGTTTTATCCTTAGCAGTGCTGCATTTGTGTCTAGCACGAAACGAAGCTCTAGCTCCTGGATTGTTTTTTCTTATAGCCATATTGGGGTCACCGAACATAACCTTTTTTACTTTGCCATTTGACATAACAAAGACTTTAGATTTTTTGCGACCATATCCTGGTTCGCCTTTTCGTATTGCAGAAGGTGAATTTAACTTTACCTTCATTCCCCTATACTCAGCCATTATTTTCTTTTTTTTCTACCTTTATTTTTCTTCATACCTTTTTTATATGAATAACCTTTACCTGGCATTTGTCCTCCTATAATTTAATTATGGCAGAATACATATCGGGTAACAAGTACCCTAACTTTAAAAAGAATACACAGTATCAGAAAAACCGAACCTGCGTGCATTCTGCTTGTACTACCATCTTATCTCAATATAACAAATATAAATACTGTCATAAACATAAACCTAAAAATTTTCCAAGAATAAAAGGAAGACATGTTGACCCCACAAAACAAAAACCTACTTCGGGCAGGAAGTAGGTCCTTGTACGTACAGTATGTCCAGTACTGTTAAACCCTAAGACTTTCTTAAGGTAAATGTATTATAAACAACTAGCGCACGTAGTGCGTAAAAAAAAAATTTTCTCTAAATTGTTTTAGACTTTCCTCTATGATAAAGTTAACAAGCTATAAACAACCAGGAGCAAGTAACAAGATACAGGTAAAGCGGACATCGGGAGTACAAAAGTCTCACCTTACAGCCAGTAAGACCAACTAGAAAGACAAGTGAGATACCCAAGGTCAAGTGAAACATCCTAGTTCATATTTAATTATATAAAAAAATATAGCCCGCTATATCTAAAAAGACCCCTAATAAAATAAATATAATTTATGAAATGTAAAGAGTGTAACTCTAAATTAAAAGAAGTAAATGATGTACAAGTGATGTGTGATTCATCACCAACAATATGTACATTATCTACAAAGGTAATAAGCAAACACAATATATAGTACCTTTTTAC